TACTTGTTTTCATCAAGGGCATCGTCTCTCTGGCTTTCCAGTTGCGGCTGGGTCGCGTCGAGATAAGACCTTGAATAATCGCCATAAAAGTTGTCCCCAAACTTGGAATAGATATCATTTATTCTGCTTGTCCCCTGCGCCAAGCGTTTCTGGCGAAGCTCCTCTTTTTTGCGGGCTTCCCTTGCCTGACGTTTCTGCTCTTTGACGGCGGATTTGTTGCTACCGCCGCCACCTTTGCCGCCGCCACCCATCAGCTTTCTCCTGTGTCTTCTTCTTCAGGGACAAGCACCTTCCTGCCCCAGAATGCCATCTCTTCATAGCCCAGCTTGCGGAACATGTTGCCCAGCATCCGGTCCTGTTTCGGGATACCCGCCATTGCCCCGGCGTAGAAGACTTTCGCGCCCATATCCATTGAGATTTTCTCAGCGGTGTCCACCAAGATACGTCCAAGCGGGGACCGCCTGCGTTCCGGGATGACATAGAGCATGAAAAGCAAAGCCATAGGCTCTTCTGTGTAGACGCGCTCGACGCTCCACAGGATATAGCCGATTGGCTCTGTCCCCTCGTAGGCGATCACGCCTTGATAGAGGTGACGGGGAATTGCGTGGTAAAGGTTTTCCCGGAATACGGTTTCCGAGGGGGTAAGGACATCAACGAAATTGCTTTCGTAGAACAACCGCCAAGTGATCCTGATAATGTCATCGATGTGGCTTGTATCGACAACTTTCAGTTCGAGCGGTGGTGGCTCGATTGGCTTGGCTTCCTGTTCCTTGATGTTTTCCTGTTTAGTCAAGGCGCTTTCCTTTCTTTGACGGTGGCCGAAATCGTCGCATTGGGCGGCCTTGACTGACGCTATAATACCAAATCAATCCTCATTTGCCATATCAAAATGGACTATAGCTCTGGCGAACGCAGTCTTTCCCGCCTCTTTATTCTTCAGTTTGAGCATGAAATGCGTGGAGTAACCTGTCATCTCCAGCGATCCCTGCGCAAAAGTTGTCCCGTTTACGTTCCCGATCAGGTCGAAAACATCATCGCGCATCGGGTCAAAAGCGGCTTCCACGCTCCATGTCCCCCGCGCAGATTGGTCGTATGCGGTGAACTGTTTGAAAGTGGCATCCCGGCCCGCGCCGATGAACGGCGTTATGATCTCTACCTCGCAATCGTCGTATAGGTTGTTTGTGTCCCCGCCATAGACATAGACGCGATCATTTTCGTCGCGCAGCGCCATGAAGTTCCCTACGTTGGCGGCATCCGTGATGTTGAATTCAGGCTCGTACTTGCTCCAAGCCGTGATCTTCACATCCGGGAAGTGGGACAGGACATAAATTGCGTCTTTCCAGATCAGCCAGAACCGCCCCGATAGAGGGTTCACCAGACCCTGAACTTTCAGGATTTCTTCCGGTGGTCTGGTGTTGATCAAATATTGCATTTCCGGGTCGAGCGGAGAACCGATGTCCGTGATCTGGGCGGACTGCGAACTGTCTCTTGCTCTCAGGGAGCGAATGCCGGAAGTAGCCAGAAACAGAACATCGCCCGCCGAGAACTGTGTCGGGGATCGCGGAGCAATCGAACCCAAGTTGCGGATAATCTGCTGCTCCTCGTTCAGGTTCGGGTCCGGGTCCATCGCCCAGATATGGATCGCATGGGCCGAAAATACGGCGAGGCTGTCAAAGTAGATTTCGATGCCGTTCAGTTTTTCCTGCTCAGACGACTGTTCGGACAAGTTGATGAAACCGGAACCTGTCCCCGTCCAATCTGCGGGGTTACCCGTTGACGAGAAGTGCAGGTTGCGATCCTCGACACCGTAAATCTTGGTCCGGTAGGTTATGATGGATTCGCCTTTGCCGTCTGGGACCAGCACAGTGTCATAGTAGTGCTGGATCGAACCATTCGTGTTTCGGATGATAACGTAGTGCTTCCCATCGTACAGGTCGTTGTCCAGCACTTCCGCTATGTCCCCGCTGGGGATCTGCAGGTTCACATAGAAGGTGTCGATGGACAGCCCCGGCAGAGGCGGCTGCAACGTAACGGGATCGCTGTTTAGCGGGGGTGCTTTGCGGAACGCATAGAGGTTGCCATCCAGACCTGCCAGCCCGTGGCTACCCGGAAGACCGCCGACATCGACAAACGCCATGCGTTTCTCGACTTCACCGCCCGGAGTGATATGAGCGTTCTTGAGGAAGCGGACAGAACCAACCATCGCGGTCTGCGCAGATTTGCGCAGGTCCATGCCAACCCTGAAGTCTTCAACTATGAAAGTAAGACATCGAAACTACGTCTGACCCCCGTGCGTTAGTTAATTAGTTAAGCCAAGCCCAGTTACGACCTGCCCAAATTTGTTGAATAGTGCTTGGATGTACCCCAAACTGTGAAGCCAGCTTTTTTGCTGTGTCCGGGCGCGTCCGTATAAATCGCACTTGTTCTTCCGTGAGCTTGTTAAGCGGGTGCTTTCGCCCTTTAAGGGAATTACCGTGGTCAACCTTATCCTGCTGGTTTTCTGCGGGAGTTCCATACCGCAAATTCTCAGCGCGATTATCCAGTTTGTCCCCATTGGTATGCAGAACATAATGCCCTTCCGGGCAGGGGCCGTGAAAGGCCAGTGCCACCAAGTTATGGACGTTGAACAGCTTTTTGTCTCCGTCCACCATAAGGTTGCAGCACAGGTAACCGTTTCCCCTGTTCACCAGCTTCAAAATTTTGGGTTTACCCCTTAACGACATGACTTGCCCGTCTGAACTTATCAGATAGCGTTTTTCGTATCCGGGTATTTTTCGCCATTTAGTCATTTATCAATACCTTACGGGATGTAGTCAATTCCGGGTCTAGGTCTTGGTCCGTCCGAACCATCGCCGCCGCCCATAATCCAAACACCACGTTTGTCGCTCCCGGTCTGGGCGCGGAATGAATTGAGGAGAGCCTGCGCTTTCTGCTGGCGCATCTGCGCATCGTCCATTCTGTTCTTGGCTGCGATCTCTGCGGCTGCGTAGAGGACAATCAGCATGCCGTCGAGCGTACAGGTATCGCTGTCTTCGATCATCGGCTGCAGTTCCTGCTGTCCCTGCAGCATCATCGTCCCGTCCTGTGTCGGGATCGGCCAAAGCTCTAGCTGATCCTTCTCCGGGTCGTGTTCCCACTTCAGCGGATACGCTCCGCCCTGAACACCCTGATCGGAGTTATAGGCCGAGTATTCCTTCGGCCCGATGCCATAGCCCAGCTTGGACCATGTTAGTCCTTGGGACACATGGATCGTGCTGACCAGCGTGTAGGGCATACTGGCCGGATAATTGTAGTAGCGGCTGGCGGCTACATACGGCATCTGCACCTTCAGCCGGAACTGGGGCCAGTTGTTGGAAATCCACAGGGCTTCTTCAGTCCTGCGGAGAATGTATTTCAATGTCTCGTAGTTGTTAGTGCCGTGCGCGACATTGAGAGAGTGTCCGACTTCGGCCCGTAAATCCTTGACGAGTTGCCGAAGCTGAATGTTACGGGCCATAGTCGTTTACTCCGCTGGGACAGGGTTGGCGAGTTCGTCTTCCACCTCTGCGGTATCAAACACTTCCGCCGCTGGCTCCTCTGCCTTGGGTTTTGCTTTCGTGCGCGGTTTCTTCGGGGTGGGCATGCCTTCCACCACCATTTCCATAGTCGGGATGACACCCGGATAAAGCTGCTTCATCACGACATTAGCGCCGTATGTATGCGCCAGACGGATGCGCTCATCCTTGGGTTTGATCTCGACTTCCCTAAGAACTTCAAGCACTTCCACCGAACCATGCCCGTGCAGGTAATCCAGAACGCGCATTTCGGGGACAGTAACTTCCTTGATGATCTTCTGTCGGATGTCTCCGCCCAGCATCAGGGAAATTTTGACGATTTGACCTTTAGCCATGACTTTCCTTTTCTCAGAAAAGGGCGGCCCCAATGGGGACAGGGACCGCCCGAGTTTTAAGCCGATTGGGGATAACCGGCTTAGGCGATTTCGACAACCGCAGACGAGTTGCACTGTTTCGCAACAAGCTGCCCTGTCGAAGTGATCGAACGATACAGGACGAACTGATCAGCCGGTCTAGCCGGGGTATGATTTTTCCGCCACTCGTTCTCCATCTTCATAAGGAAGATGGCACTGGTGTCGATCCAATACATTTTCTTCGCCATTCCAGCGTCATCCAATGATGGATCGTACTGCATCGTGATGCCTTTGAACTTCATGTCCCCGGCAGACATGTCAGCACCACGAGAGAAACCGTTGTCGGTGTAATAACCGTTCTGACGGAATTCGGTTTCGCAGGCTTCCAAGAAGTCGGAGCCACAGAGCATGAGGCTTGGCTTGCCGCCGTAGCGACGAAGCTGGCGATACAGGTTGGACAGGGCCACGCCGATCACCTGAGCCGAAGGATCAGGGGTCAGGGCATTGCCGCCAGCCAGAGACAGGTTTCTCCACCAAGCGAACACCGAGCGGTCAATGCCGCCGACAGTGCCAGTGGTCGGATCATCGGTGATGATCGACTGAATACCGGCGAGTGCCTTGGCATCGGCTGCACCATCGCCCCAGAGCAAGCCGTTCATGCCACGGGCGTATTGCTCGCCCAAGTCCTGAAGCTTGTCCTCCAAGAGGTTGACCAGAACGGTCATCTCACGGCGGGAATGGTTGGAGGTGTTCTTGCCGTTCGTGTCGGTGACCGAGATACCGTCGATTTTAAGTTCGGTATGGGTCATCGTCAGACCGATGTGGTGTTCACGCCACGGGTAGTTCGCCCTGCGGACGTTGGCAGGCGTATAGAACGCCACGCTGTCGTCGTGGGTGTAACCAGTGACCGCATCCGAACCACCGGAAGGCGGGACAGGTGCTGGCGTACCAGTGTCATCCACAGGCATACCGTAGTCACCTTTTACGGCAAGGGAGATGTCCCCTTTACCGCCCGGGAAGCTCTTTGCGGAGCTTTCCATGCGAGCAAGGAGAGGTTTCGACTGAATGGCCTGCTGGAAAAGCTTGCCACGCTCAAAGTAGTAATCCAGCGCAGAATTGGAAATACTGGCCAGTTCTTCGGTTGAAAACGCCATTTAAAAGGCTCCGTCTATTCGCGGACTGCGCGTAATCCTTCCAGAGCAGCTTCCATGAGAGACCCCGGTTGCGCTGCAGCCCTAGTGGTTGACTGATTGACCCCGGACGGCGTTCGGCGTGTAGCTTTTGGTGCGGGTTGAAGCTGGTTCACATACTGCGTGGCTTCGTGATAGGCGGCTTCCGCCATCTGCAAAGCCTGCTGCGCATTCTGTGGCCCGCCATGCTCCTGCATGATTGCCTGTGCCGTTCTCCGTACAAGATCAGCTTTTTTAGGATAGTCCGGGTCGCTTGCGGCTTTCTGCTGCTCCCAGCTTGAAATGGCGTTGCGGATACCTTCGGCGTTCGCCGCTGCCTGTTGCATCTGCATGTTCTCATGCGTCTGCCGGTTCTGCGTCGAGAGGATCGTCTCATTCGCCCGCCTTGCGGCAAGCTCATGCGCGATCTCCCTAGTAACATAACCTTCCTCGACCTGCTGCTGCAGATCAGGGGGCAGGGTTTGGCCGGTATACTGCTGTGCTAACTCGACGTAAGGTGAAACGCCTTCCAGAAATGCTCTAAAGTCACCTTTTCTGAGCGCTGCAGTCAAACCGAGAACGATATCAAGGTCTTCGCGGGGGATGTCATGCTCTTGCATGAAATCGATATACGGTTTGACCGTACCCAATTCCTCACGAAGGCCATGACGTTCCTGCAGGAGTTTTTCGATCCGCTGCTTGGACTTGGGCGGGTAAGCCTTCAGTTCCTCAGCGGTGACTTCTTCCGGCAGTTCGCCTGCGGCTGCACCGTCTTTACCATCTTCAGCATTGGGGTCAGCTTCGGCTGCTTTAGCATCCTTTTCTGTCCCGTCCGGGGCTGGCGTTTCCCCGCCGTCATCAAGAACGTCCTCGTCTTCCTCGAACTTGAGGTCGGCTTGGTCTTTCTCAATGGCTTCCAGCAAACTTTCCGATGGTTCGCTGTCGTTTTCTGCGCCTTCTGCACCTGACGAGGGTGCGGGGGTATCGTCTGGCATTGCATCGTCGGAACCGATGCCGTTTGAGAGGTCTTCTTCCTCAGTGCTAGGAGTTGGCACTATCTTGGTCTCCTGTTGATTTGCGGCAATATGCCGGATTTTTGTTTAAGGGACAAGAGGCAGCGTTATTGTAACGCACCTCCCGGTGTCCCCGGCGCATTGGGGGCAGATGGTCCATTTGCCCCCGGAGCTTCTGGCCCACTCGGGGCGTTATTCTGTCCTTCCGGTCCTTGGGCTTCCGGGTTGTCCTCCGGGTTTGTCCCCGGTCCGGGCATCATGTTCTTCATTGCGTTCTGGGCAATGATACTGGGCAGCCCCGCCGCAAATGCGTCTTCGAGGTTTATCCGGTCATCAAGACGGCGGATACCCTCTTTCGCAAGGAACTCTGGCGTAATCCCCGGAATTTGCAATAGTAACGGGACAATGCGCTCGAAGTTCTGAAGCTCCTGCGCTTGGTTCGGACGGCCAGAGGAACCAGCCTCTACATCCAGATACAGGTCTTGCATGATCTGTTCGCGGGTCAGGCTCGGCCACACCGCTCCGGGTCCGACGATCTTCATCACGATCTCCGGTGAAGTGTTTTCCAGCAGAATGTGTCCCGCTTCTTTCGCAAGCTCTGTCAGCACTTCGTCGAGGTCATCGACATTCGACTGCTCATTCTGCGTCCGGGATGCTTCCGCGATATTGCTTTCAGTCGCGGTAGAGTTACCGACACCGCCAAGCTGGGAAGACTGCACCCCGAGAACACGCAGCAGATCCTCGAATACCGGATTGACTTCGTACAGGTTGGGATCAAGTCCGGGCAGGCGTATCGGCTGCAGCACCTGATCGATACTCTGCCCCGGGGACAGGGCGTTCAATTCGATGACTGCGTTTGCCGGATGGCTTTCGAGCTTGTCCTTGTCTGTCTGGTCAAGCTGCCCAGCGGCCACGGCTGTCTTCGGACGGTTGGCGATGCGATGCTCACGCAATCCCTGCCGCGAACGGTTCAGTTCTTTCTGCATGTCCATCATCAGGCGGACATCGGACGGCGGGAAGATTTCTTTTTCGTGATCGCACTCGTTGAGGACAATCGGGAACCAAGGCCAGAACCGCTCAAGCTGGACATCCGGAGATGACGGTTCTTCGAGGAAGTCGGGCCACCCATCGCAGATTGTGTAGACCAGACCATCCTTGCGGTTGTAGATTTCCCAGACGCAGGCGCAGTCGGCGGTAGGGGCATCCTCGCTGTTCGTGTCCCGCCCCGCCAGCATCGCCATCGCATCGGCTACGACATCCGTCATGTCCTCGCGCTTGTAGGCTTTGAACTTCTTGCCCACATCGACACCGTAGACCTCTTGGATTTCATCCGGGGTCAGGATGTATTCCTGTGCCACCCAATCCGCTCCAAGGAACCTACGCAGGTTCTTGCACTTGGGATCGATGATGATCGATGTCGAAGTCGGGTAGTCCAGAACCAGACCCTCACGGACGATTGCCTGCTCCTGTTTCTGCATGTCGGAAAGCAGAAGGCGAAGCTGTTCGATCTCTGCATCGTTATCCTTGGTCTGGTCGTCGTGCATGTCGGCGTTGATACGCTGCAACGTATCGAGCCTCTGCTGGATGTCTGCGATGCGGGTTTCCTGCTCTGCGCGTGTCCCCATGATCCTCTGGAAACCGAGCTTGATGTAGCCAACGCCCGTTGTGACCGCCCTGCGCATCGTCATCTTGAGCATCTGCTTCATCGGATGCACTTGCTCGTAGACGTTATGCTCGTACAGGCACACCAGCGTCTCGCCCAGTTTCTTGACCTGATCGCGCTGCGTCTTGGCGGCCATTGCATCCTGCACGATCATCATCGCAGAAGGATCGCCCATCTGGGCGGCCTGCATCGCGGCGTTCAGGGAAGCCATAGACCCGTCCCAGATCGTCGTATCCAGCCGTTTCTTGGTTCTGGCGACAACCTTCGGGTTCTTGGCGTAAAGACCGGCCACACGCTGATTGACATGGCGCAGAACGATGTTGGCGGTGTATTTCTTCTCTTGGTTCTGGGGCCATTGCTTCCCGAATGCGAAATCCTGATCCTCCCGCATTCTCTGGAAAGCGCCATCGTTCCAGTGCTTCTTGGCGGACTGAACCTTGCTGGTCCACAGAGACACAAGGTTCTTGCGACTTTCGTCCAAGCCGGTTGGTACATCCCGGGGGACAATATCCTTGGGCTTGGGGGCTGTCCCCGCAGAGGGATCTCCGGTTTCCACGATTGGATCGTTTTCGTCGTCTATCATTTTACCATCCCGCCGTTTGCTCGCGGATTACCCGCTCGCGTTCCTCAAGCTTGCTCTGGGCCTTCACCCAAGCCAGTGTTCCCGTTTTCGGCTGCGCCCGCTTGTTGCGGTTCAAATTCGTAACCGAAGCGCTAACCTGCTTTTGCAGCCCCAGCCCGATATAAGCAAGAGCATCCACGAAATCGTCGTGCATTCCAACTGGAAAAGTCAGTAGCTGGTGCTTTGCCTCGGACCACCAATCCGCGAATGCCGGGAAATAGACCTTGCCCTGTGCCATGCGGCCCTTGATTGCCTGTGCGCGGGTCTGCTTGTCGTGGTGGGGCAGAACCTCGTCGATGGCGCAGTAAATCTGTTCTTCGTGCATCCGCTTGCGCAGGAACGGCCCGATGGACTTCGTGATGTGGGATTTCTCCGCCCACCAGAACAGCGGCCTGCGTTTCTTGATGATGTAGAGCATCGCGTCGATGGCGGTGTTCGTAGGCATCCGCATCCAGCTTACATCCGGCAGCACCCAGATGTTGTCTTCCTCGTCCACGCCAACAGGCAGGAGACAGGTCTTGTCCCCGGATTGCTCCAGAGACAGGGCGTGATCCGATGCAGCATAATATCTGAGGTTGCTCGGCAGTTGCTGGATAGATCCGTAGGTCTTGATTTCGTGTTCGCGGAAGAACAGACCTTCTTCGGGGGCAGGACGGCCCTGATAGAGGGCGGAGAACCCCCGGCTGTCCCGGTTCCTAAGCTGGGCGAGGTAGCCTATACCGAACCGGGACGGCCAAAGGGCTTCCCCCTCGTTTCTCCCTAATGGATCGTTCTCAAACGCTAATGCGGGGAGATCAAGAACGGTCCAGTGGGAAGCCTCGACTTCGTTATAATACGGGTTCATCGGGTTGGTGAGCCGCCCGACGAGATCGTCTTCGTGCCATCTCGTATTGTGGCTACAAAGACGATTTGCTATGAAATTTTCCGTGCGGGACACCTGAATGTCGAAAACTTCCTCGGCCCCGCACGGGGTTACACTTTCTATCTCGTCAACGATACCGTTCCAGATAGGCGGCTGCGCGTCTGAGTTCTTCGGGATCGCCATGTTTGCTGACGAGCCAGTTACAGGAGTTGCAGACCAATCCCCTAAACTTTCCCGTATCGTGGCAATGATCGACGCAGAGCCTGTCCGCCCAATGCTTGGGTTTCTTCCGTTTTGACTTGCCGTGGCATATTGCACATACGCCATTCTGCTCCACTCGTTTTGCCTCAACTTCGGCATCAGTAAGCCCGTAACGATGTTTGAGGTGAGCCTTGCGAATACTTTTCGGGTTTGCCGAAGGCGGGCGAATACCCCGCGCCCATCGGTCCTTGTTGTAGTGCGAATTGCAGAAACCTTTGCACCTAGCTGGTTTGTCACAACCCTCGACTTTGCACTGTTTTCCTCTATATTCACCCCACGCAGCATCATTCCTGCGGTCAACGTGGCTGTTTTTTGCCATTGTTCGGTTCCGTCCGTGTTTACAACCAGAAACGGGTGTCTGGCGTTTGCACGGACGGTTCTACCGGATTTCATCTTAATAGCAAATACTTTATCTTCGCCCTGACTTTTCCAGTTCAGGACAGTCTCATCGACTATTCTTCCGTTGTCATAGGATTTCACCCTGTCGCCGGGGCGGATGTCGCGTAGCGGTTTTTCAGTGTTATCCGCCATCAGGACAGGCGTGTCCCCGGTCATGCACTGGACAAGGCACATAACGCCGTCCTGATCCATCAGGCGCGGCGAGATGACTTGCGTGAACCAAGTCCAGCACTGTTCGCGGATCGCTTTACTGTCGGCCTCTTTCCTGTCCTTGATCGGGTCATCCAGCAGGATCAGGTGGCCGCCTCGACCAGTTGCGGAGCCGCCGCGTCCGACGAAGGCCAGAATGCCGCCCTGTGATGTCTCGATGCGGTCAGAGGCTTGGCTGTGTTTCTTCAGCATGAGGTCCGGGAAAACGTGCCGGTAGGGCATGCTGTGGAAAGTGTCCCGGACAGAGCGCCCGAAATCCTGTGCAAAAATCTCGTTATAGGTTCCCAGAATGACGGAATGGGTAGGATTGCGCCCGACATACCAAGGCAGGAACTTCTTCGACGCAAGCTCCGTCTTGCCGTGTCGCGGGGGCATGTTGATGATCAATCGGCGGATTTTCCGGGCTTCCAAGTCCTTGAGATGCTTGGCAATAAGTTCATGGTGCGCTTGCGGATCGTAAACGGATTTCGTCGCATCATCCGGGTCATTCGGATCAGGCATCATATACTTCGTGAACGCAATGAGATTGTCCCGGGACAGGATGATCTCTTTTTTCCGTTCAAGCAGCAATTTCTTTCTTGATTTTTGCACCATCACCCGTAAACCTTTTACTCGTAGAGCAGTTCTACGATTTACTCCTCCCTACTGAGACCCTGTTCCCCCCGGCGCAGGGTCTCTTTTCATTTCCAGCCGTTCGCCAGATTGACCACGATGTCCTGAACTTCGGGGTTCGAGAGACCCCCGACATGGCTCTCTTTCTTGAAATCGTAGAACTTGTAGTCACCAGTGAAATCCGCCGTGAACTTCAGGCGGGACAGGCCGAACCAGATTTCGCATACCCTGTCCACATTCGCGCCGATGCGTGGACAGCCTTTGAGTGTCTTGTCCAGCGCAATGATCCGGCAGGTCCTGTTTCCGATGGCTTCCGCGATCTTGGTGATCGCATAAACCCCGTTTGAGTGTCCGATCAGAACCTTGCGCTGGTTCGTCTCGTTGATGTGGGCGGCAACGCTGTCCCAATGGGCGTATCCGGTGCCGCTCTTGATAAGCTGTGCGCCGGGGATACGCTTCTGCATTTCATGCAGCGGTTTCCAGTAACGATCAGTGTTCTCGGAGCCAAGACCGCCCCACATGATGACCTTTGCGTTGTAGATGCTTGAGCTTAAATCGGCCAATTCAGCACTCCTTTTGTGGACCGCGTGTGCCGTCCGGTTGAATGACGTAGCAAGTGCCGTCCGGGGCTACGAGAGTGGACCCCGCGCAAGCCGTCAGCAGGACAGCGGCAGCGATTATGAACAGGTATTTCATTGCACATAGTTCTCCGTTTTTCGGGACAGCGCATCCGCCAGTTCCTTGATCAGTTCCTGCGTCCGCCTGACTTCCTCTGCGCGGTTGTCCTCGACCCGACCCATGTAATCGACGTAGTGCTGGCGCATCGCTTCTTGGTCGGCGTTCGCCAGCCAATCGCCGTAAACATCGGACCCGACTATGACGCAGACCACAAGGATGAACCCCGCAATCCACGACCTGTCGGCTGGTTCGCGGGCGAGAGCCTCGAACGTGCGGGTGGCGGCAGAAGCTACCACCCCCGAACGCTCGGTCTGATCACTTTCCGATACCATCGATTATAGCCTCGATTTCCGCGCTGGTCGTCGCAGCATTGATCGCGTCTACATGCGATTTCTGATCGGTTTCGATCTGGTCGCTGCGAACGACGATTGCGTTGTAGAGATCGCGTAGCTCGGCCTCGGTTAGCTCGCTGATGTCGCCATATTCGTCGGCGGCATAGTAAGCGTCGATATTGACCTGCCCCGGCGAATTGGAGTTGAGATACTGTATCTTCTCGCTGATATTCGCCCGTGCTGTCGGGGTGCAGAGATACCGGACCCCGCCGACCTCAATCGGTTCGTCCTTGCTCTCTCCAGCCCACTCGTAAACGAGTTTCTTGGCGATGGGACGCATCTTGTCCACATCGTGTTCGACTACATCGCCGTTGAACTGCCAAGCATCGCGGAACTTGCGATCCGCGTTGGACATGTCCAGTTCCTCGACATCCCGAACTTCGCCGTCGATGTCTATGTATGATTTTACGTCTGACATTATGCTGCCTCCTGACTTAGCTTCCAAGTGTTGCGCCACTTCCGGTTAACAGGGATCAGGTGGCGGGGTACGAATTTGATGATCTGGCGATTACCCTTGTATTCTATCACGCGGGTTGGCAAGTCCTTGAGCGCCAGATATTCCATCGCTTCCTCCTCGGTCATGGGACCGATAGGTTCTGCGTAGGGGTGCTTGGCCCCGCCGTGATCCTTCCAGTTGAAACCTTCCTGCGAGCCGTGGACACGCTCGTATTCGTCTGTCACGGCCTTGTCCGCGAGATAGGCTTCAATCGGGGGCAGAAGCCCGCCGTGCAATGCCATCGCCATCCATTCGGGGGCAGGCGTTGTCACCCGCATCGGTGCGTCAGGATCGTCCGGGTCTTCCCATGCGATGCAATACTGGCTCTGGAACGGAGCGAGATTGGCCTTGGCCCAAAGGATACGATTGAACAGATGGGGTGTTTCGCTCATGCCAAATCTCCGCTGCCGCATCCATAGCAGTTTGCGTCATCCAAAACACCATCTCGCCGGTTAGCAACACTAACCGCCCCTGCGCCCATATGTGCGTTTACTGAACGGTCATTGGCGGTAGATCTTTGACCCGATGCCGCGCCTGCGCTGCCCGGGGTCCACCATGACCTCCGCCCCGTACAGGTGGGGGTAGCGCGCGCGAAGCTCAGGGGTGACGGCGAGCCGGGTTCGACGAGGCGCCGCGGTCCGGCTGACC